GGCTCGGCGTAGCCGCGCACCGCTCGGACATCGAGCGGATTGTCATGCTCTGGAAGTCGCTCCAGGTGCAGGCGACCAGCGAGCTTGCACGGTTCGTGGCCGGCTACCCGACCTGGAATGGCTACAACGCGAGCGATAAGTACCAGATTCGGCGCTCGTTCATCATCGGCTACGGCCACGAGGTCGCGAGACGGCTGCGGGAACTGCGCCGCGAGACCATCGCTGAAGCGCAAGTCTCGGGCGACCCTGGTACCGATCTCGCCGTGCGTGATCGGGACGCGCAGGTAGACGCCTGGGTCACTTCGACCATGAAGATCGGCAAGGCACGCAATCGGCGCTACGACGCCAGTGGCGCCATCGCCGGGCATGTGGCCGGCAGCCGGGCGGACATCGGACAGACCACTCTCGCGGGCGGTCGCCGTGAGCTGGCAACGTGACGACACCGACCATACCGGCCGAGCGGCTTGACCTTTGGCAGCCGCTCGGTCGGTGCGTCGGCTCCAAGGATGAGCGCTTCCTGCTCGAAGATCCGGGCCAACGCTGGCCGGACACAGAGATCGCGCTGATCTGCGCGCTCTGCCCGGTTGCCGTGCAGTGTCTCGCCTACGCGCTCACGGAAGAAGCTAACGATGGCGAGCTTGGAATTTGGGGCGGTACGACGCCCTACCAGCGCCGCCAGCTCAAGGCCGACCGGGCGCGCAAGAGCTGCCCTCGCTGCGAGGCATCCGCGATCGTGATGGCCGGCCGCGGTGAGATCTGCCTATCCTGCGGCGTATCGTGGATCATTTAGGAGGAAAGATGATATTTTATACGATCTGGAACGTGCTCCGCTGGTGGGGCTGCCCTCGCAGAGGCAAGGATCCCGACGGCATCCGCTGCTACTGCGCGAAGCGCTTCCTTCACCGTGGAGACCACGACTTCGACTGGTAGTTCGAGCCCGGTCACACAGTGGCCGGGCTTTCGCGTCCCTGGAGCACGTAGGCGTCCGTCCAGGCTTCCGCCCATCGCCACGCATTGTCTTCGAGGATCAGGCCGGCTGCGGCCTCCTGAGACCGTCCGGCGACCTCTTCGCGCCACGTCTCGTCAGTGAGCAGCTTGCGAAGCTCGCGGTACCAGTCACGCGGTTGTGCGGCGAGCACGCCGATCCCAGCCTCGTTTGCACGTCGGTACTCGGGAAGCGGGCTCGACACGCACGGGATGCCCAGCGCCGCCAGCTCCAGCGGCTTGAGCCAGCTCTTCGCCCGGTTGAACTTCGTATCGCGAAGCGGCGCCATGCCGACATAGAGGTTGGTCAGCGCCGCGGCCCAATCGGTGACCTTGACCGGTCCGGTCGTCCAGGGGTCTTCGTCCAGGCCGAACGCCTCACGCACGCTGGTCGGGTTACCCTCGCCGGGGATCGTGACGCCCTTCGTGTTACCGATCATGGCAAACTCGAAGCCGTCGCGCACGAGCCGCTGCACGGCCGGGCCAACGACCGAAGGGTCCTGCGGATGCGAGTGCAGCGAGCCGGTCCAGCCAAAGCGTCGGGTCTCCCGATTGGGCTGGATGTCCCACATCTCGCGGAGCACATGGTTCGGGAGCACGACGCCACGGCCGTGCCGGGCGTACTCCTTCAGGAGCGGCGGGGTCGAGACTGTCACCACAGTGGCGTCACGGCACGCTCGCTCGGCGTTCGCCCATGAGTGGATGCGGCCGGCTCGGGGGTCGAGCGCGTATCGAGCGATGTGCCAGGGGTCGATCGCGCCGAGGTCGTCGTCCATGTCGACCACGACGGCGACGCCCTTCTCGCGCAGCTTCGCGACGCCCTGACAGAGAACCATGTTGGTAACCCGCTGGAGCACGATGACATCCGCATCCTCCGGATATCGGATGTCTAGCAGCTCGGTCCCGTTGCGCACGTCCCCCTGAATCTGGAGCTTCGGGTCAGCTTCCTTGCTGCGGTCGCTGGGTAGCACGACCGTGACGTCATGGCCTTGAAGCTTGAGCGCGGTTGCAGGCCAGATGAGCCGGTAATATCCGCAGCCGTCCATGTCGGCCGGGTAGACGTAGATCTTCACTGGGTCACGACCAGCGCCAGGAACGAAAGCACCATGAGACCACACCCGGTCCAGACAACGGCCGGCGCGATGGCCCAGCCGATGCACCAGACCGCGTAGCCGGCGAGGCAGACATCAGCGGCGAAGGCGAGCCCGCGGTATCGGATGACGTCACGTCGTGGGACCTGCTCGCCGTGGTATTTCCAGGTCTTCATCGATACACATCCCTGAAGTACCAGGCCAGGCAGCAGTATCCGATGCCCAACGCGAGCAGCATCGAGCCCGGGATGATGAGCGCAAGCCACCAGGGATTCACCAGCGACTCCCCAGCCCCGAAGTGTTGCCCGGGATGCCCGGCTGGCCGAAGCCCCAATGCCGCCAGATCCAAGTACGCTCCGGCAGATGGGCTATCTTGCCAAGTTCGTTGCATTTCAGCGTGAAGTCCCAATCCTCGCCCGCGCGCTGGCCGGCGACCTCGCCCCCTTCTGGCATCGTCACGAAGCCGACCTCTTGCGCCAGCTCCGTGCGTACCAGCGTCGTAATGGTCGTCTGTCGGGGCTCCGCGGGATTCCAGGGCTCAGTGAAGTGAGTGCTCGGGAAGGGATCACTCCCGGCCGGATGCGTCTCGAACCACGAGTATGCGTAGTCAGCCCGTTCTTCCGTCGCGAAGGCGAACAGCATCGATAGGTGCTGCGGCAGGAACCAGTCATCGTCATCGAGGAAAGCAACCCATGAGGTCTTGACCCGCCTCAGCCCCCGATCCCGAGTCACCGCAGCGCCCGCGTGCTCGGTGTCCATCTCGATGATGACCTCAGCCGGCAGCGTCCATTGCGTCTCGACGGAGGCAACCGCGGTCCGTAGAAGGTCGGCACGCGGCGGGATCGAGGGAATGACCACGGTGATCGGCAGGCTCATCGCGGCACCGCCAGATGGACTTGTGACCAGGTGACGCGCTCGGACTGGACGACTTGGAAGCCAGCGCCTTCGAGCATCGCGACGTAACCGGGCATGTCCCACGCCCACGCATGTGAGGCGTCGATTGAGCCTTGATGCTCGATCCAAGGTGACGAGCAGACCAGCGCGGCTCCACGCTCCGCGATCCGGCGCACCATCTCATGCGGATCTTCTAGATGCTCAAGAACCTCGGTGAGCACATAGAGATCAGCCAGCTCGATTCTGTCCCAGTCAGTGACGAAATCGAGCGAGACGCCGTCAACCAGCCGCTCTACCCAGCCGTAGATATTGGCCGGCGCGAAGTCATAGCCGGTCGCGTCGATCCGTGGATCCCCGTGCTCGTAGGGCTGGAGGAGCTGGAGCAAGCCGCCATCCCCGCAGCCGAGGTCGACGACATGAGTGATCGGCGCATGATGGCCCATTGCGAAATGGACAACGAGGTCACGAGCCATGAGTAGCCGCTCGCGGTGTCCGTCCTGCTCCAGGTGCGGAGCGCGCTCGCGGTGCTCGTGATAGGCGAAGGTCGAGACGGTCGACTCACCGGGCGAGAAGCGCCGGTACTCCATCAGCGACACCCCCAGAGCTGAAAATCGTAGAAGGGGAGGTCGAGCCGCGAGAAGTGGATCGGCGTCCAGCCGGCCTCGACGAGCATTTCGCTGATGTCGTCCGTGCCCCAGCTCCAGTAATGCTCGACGTTGTCACCGTGCACGTCGTTGTCTTCGTCGATCGGCGTGGACACCAGGATGGCCCGGAAACGGTTTCGTGCGGCCCGTAGGACGGCGTCCGGATCCTTTAGGTGCTCCAGGGTCTCCGTCATCACCAGGAGGTCACCACAGAGCCCTTCGAGTCGCAACGCCTCCTCGATCGGCCCGACGTGCTCAACATGCGGTGCATGAACCAGGTCACCGAAGTAGAGCGTGCTCTCGGGCAGCACCTCGGCGATACCCCGCAGGATCGCGCCGTCACCGCAGGACAGATCGACCAGGTTGACCGCGTTCACCGTGTGAGCGAGGTGGATGCCGTGCGCGATCGTCCACTTCACCCGCTCGACATGGTCTGACCAGTGCGTGTGATCGTAGGGATGGTCGTAGACTTTCGCCAACGTCACGTCATCGTGGAACGGCCGAAGCTGCTTCCTCATGACGCCACCGGTTGAAGGGCGCGGACCGCGCTGACGAAGCCGTCACCGGACATGAACGCCTGGTGAACTGCGGCGTCAGCCTCCCACATCGCACCTCCGTTGACCTCGCGGTAACCATCGTCCCATTCGGCTTTCTGCGCCTGCGGATGCATGTGCTCGATGATGACGCCCGATGCGTATCGAAGCGTCCCCAGCGCCAGCCCGAGATCGCGCCAGAAGTTATCGAGGTAGAGGTGCGTGAGGCCCGGAGGCACCATGTAGCCCAGCGTGCGGACGATCGCGGAGTCCATGAGAACCGCGGTCGGCAGATTCTCGCGCTGGAAGAGGTCGTCACCGTAGACGATGGCGTGACGTTGTGAGTGGACTAGCGTTCCGAGCACTACATCCCAGCCGTGACCATGGGGAAGGTGGTCGTCGCCCATGAAGCCGATCGCGTCATAGTTCGCGGCGAACTTGGGCGCCCAGTAGTTCAGCGTCGGACCGACGCGGCGCCGCCGATCGGTCATGTAGAAGATCTGCTCGTCGCCGTACTCGTCGAGCGCCTTCTCGTAGCCGGGTAGCTCGGGATCGTCGTCATCGACCAGGAAGATGAGGTGTGTCTCCGGTTGCGCGGTCTCGCGCCAACGCTGGGCGAGCCGAGCGGCGTTAGCCGGCCGGCCGCGGGAAGGAACCAGGTAAGCCATGCGCATCGCCCGAGCGTAGCTGTTCGATAGCTGGCTCCGAACAGCACCGAACAGTCGGAGTCCGAGTTAGCGGCGTGACGTCAGGCAGTTGTGAAGATGTTGGCCGGCCCGATGTCGAACAGGCCGACCCAAGTCCGTGCAACGCCCGCGTTCGGTGCACCTTGCGGGGCAAAGGTGCCTGTGCCGTTACGCCGCGCGAACGAGACAAAGAAGCTGATCGTCTCGCTGACGGTCGGCAGCAGCGGCCACATGGCCGAGGATGAGGGACCATTGGTGATCCCGCCGCCCGCGAGCGTGGCGATCCGTGAACCTGTCACAGCCGTATCACGTCGCACGTTGAGGTCATACGCATCGGTCGCCACAGTGGCCACAAAGAACATCTGAAGTCGCAGCTCATAGGATCGTAGCGGGCTCACGGCCGCGGAGAAGTGGAGCTGCGGGATGTCGGTCTCGGCCGAGGCCGCGGCCGTCAGGCCGCCGAGGGTCGTGATGTTGACTCCGGCGACCAGACCGAGCGGCCCAATGGGCTGGCCGCCCACGATTCCGATCACGTAGTGCCCGGTCGGCGGAACGAAGATGACTGCTACCTTCGTCCCCACCGACGGTGGTCCGATCAGCGTTCGGCAGATGATCGGGTTGTCGTCACCATCCAGCAGGACAGATAGGTCCGAGTTGCCGATAGTCGCCGTAGCGACCAATCCGATCTTGAATTCCCAGAGCACCTTGCGCCGTTGAAGGAGCTGGAGGAACTGCGCGAGCATGGCGTTCGTCGGGTCGGCTGAGACTCCTAGCGACCGCCCGCTGTCAGCGATTCCGCTCATGAGTAGACCTTCCGCAGGGTATGCGTCATGTTGCCCCCGGCGATCAGGTCCATCGACCAGGCCAGCTCCAGCCAGAGGGAGCCCTGCCAGCGGATCACGTCATAGGAGTCGTGGCGCGGATCGGGGAAGGTCTGAAGTGTCGTGCGCTGGTAGAGCGTGGACTGTAGTCCGATGCTCGTGGCCACGGCCGTTGCCTGCTGGACGGTCTCGACCTGCATCTGAGCTACCAGTGGGACGGCGAAGCCGCGGTTCTGGATGGAGTGCGGCGCCGACGACGGTACGTCATAGCTTCCCGAGATCACGCCGTTCTGGTTGGTGGATGAGACCGTGGCGCTCGGGAGTGAGGCGTTGGCGTTGTTAGCCGCGTTGCCGATCACGATGAAGCGGTTCGGTGCCGAGAGCAGGTCATCGGACTCCGTGACAGAATCCGCGTAAACGTGCGGATAACGATCCCAATCGAAGTTAGGCGCTCGCGTCGCCGGATCGAAGGTCCGGATCATCCGGAAGACGTTGCTCGCGTTGATCCACGGTGGGAAGAAATCACCGTAAACCGCCAGATCAGAGAAGATCTGGAGTGTGCTCGTGCCGATGCTCCATGAGGATGTGGTAAGGAAGTCCGAGTCTTCGATGAGCGCCGCGGTGACGTTGGGCTCTCCTTCCAGCAGAGTCCGGATCAGGTCGGTCACGTTGATCGGCTTTGCACCTTGCGTCGCCACCTGCGGAACCTGCGCCGCGATCGTCCCCGAGGGGAAAGATGATTCGGACGGCTGGTCGAGGATGAACTCTTCGTCCATCATCGCCACCGAGCACTGATCGCCACCAGTCGATTTAATGCGTGTGCTGTCCGTGAACATGAAGCGCCCCAACGGATACAACGTTCCGTCGGCAAGTTGGAGGTAGATCAGCACACGATGATGGATGGTGTCGATGACCGCGGTATCCGAGACACCCAGCGTGAGGGAGACCGAGCGCTTGATGGTCTGGCTGGTGTCGTGAGTGAGCTGTGGGACCTGGTCAGCCAGCGGTGTGAGGTAGCGGATGAACTGGCCCGAACTGGCATTGACCAGCTTGAAGACGAAGGTATAGCTGAGCTGCCCCTGGCCGGCCAGCAGGTCGAAGGGGCTGATCGTGTCCCGAGGGACCGGTAGCGTCACGTCACGTTCCCGTCGCAGCGTAGGCGGTCGTTGCGACCTCGGTTACCTGGATCTGGACAATCTGAAGCGTGCGATTTCGCGAGAAGGTCCCACTCGGGACGGATACGTTGGCATACCAGCGATCTCCCGCTTCGTTGCGAACACAGACGTAGGGCAGTGCGGCCCACGCCAGATCGCGCATCGAGTTGAAGCCTCGCTGCACGACCGGACCGGTCACCGCGGCTTGCTGCACGACCATGGCCCGGGTGAACTGCTCGCCACCACGCTCGGTCGGGTGGAAGGCGTTCTGATCATCCTTGCCGTACATCCACTGGAGCTTGAGCCGGCTGGCCTCGGGGAAGGTCACAGCCTCCGTCGGATTGGCGCCGAGCCCTTCGATATAGGCCAGCGTGTAGGTTCCCGCCTGCGCGGTGTTCGAGGTGAACACCAGCACGCCGGAGGCCATCGAGGAGGTGTCGGCACCCGTGACGCCCGGTGCCGCGATCGTGCCGGCGACCGATGCTGACCAGGTTCCGACGAAGCCCAGCACATTGACCACGCGGATCCGGTAGCTGGAGATCACACCGATGCGCGCCTCGAAGTCCCGGAAGAAGGTCGTGGTCTGCGTCGAGAGCTTGGCGATCGTCTGCCAGATCGGATCGAAGGCGTCGTTGCGCTGGATCTCGTAATAGCTGAAGCCCGATCCGGTGATACCAGGGTTGTTCCAGCTCAGCAGGTTATAAGTGACCGAGGTCGGAGTGAACCGTGGCGTGACGTTACAGTTCTTGTCCGGACTCGGGTCGGTGACCGTGAAGTTGTCGTAACTCGCGACGACCGGCAGCGTGTTCGAGTTGATCGAAGACAGGATGGAGCGCGTCCCGACCGAGCCGGCCGCGGTGAGCCCGTCCGTGGTCGGGTTGAAGGTGTTGTCCGTCCAGACCTGCCAAGCCGCGGGCTCGGGAGCATAGTCGGGCCATACCTTCGCTCGCGCGACGGCGCCAGCGCCGGAGCCGATGACCTGGAAGCGGACGCGGAAGAAGTTGCCCGGGTCATAGATCAGGCCGGCGATGGTGCCTCCGGCGAGCTGGGTCTCGACGCTGGCGACCCGCTTGCGGATGGTCAGCGCCAGCGAGCCATCAGTCGCGAACTCCAGCCGGGCAAGATAGTTGTTGTTGGTGTCCACGAACCGCGCGGTGAGCTGGTAGAAGTGGCCGCCTCCAGCCGACGCGACGGAGGTCGCCGTTGAGATCGCGAGATCCACGTCGGCGTATGGCGCGGGGATCGTCGCCCACCTGGAGCTGTTCGTCGCGCTCATGCTGATGGTGGCGATGCCGTTGGCCACGTTGTAGTCACCAGCCACGCCACCGGAGGTCGTGTATGCCTGACCGGTATCCGTGCTCCCGAGACCGCTAGCCACGCTGCGGCTGAAGGTATCCGTTATGTCAGGCAGCGATGCATTTGTGACGACTGCCATACTCTGCTGCGTCAGTGCGACGCCTGAGACCTGGATCGGTGACTGCGCGAGCATGACGACGGCGTCCGTGGATGCGTCGAGGGTCGTGCCCGAGGTCGGTGGACCGCTGGTGTCTACGATCTGCCAGGAGAGAGCGTCGGTCGCGCCGGTCCCCTGAAGGTAGCTCGCCACTCCGAGCTGAGCGACGGCCGGAAGCTGGTACAGGTAGGACTCAGGATTGTTGCCGAAGACACCTGACAACGCTGGAGCGCTGACGCCCAGCACTTCCCATTGACGCCCTACAGCGTTGGTGCTCGACCAGGTGACTTGGATGTCGGTTCCGGTGCCTGTGACTGTGATCGCGGTCGACAGCGGAAGCGTGACCTCTCGGTAGCCGTCCACGATCTCAGCCAGCGCGTCCAGCTCGGTCGGCGTGATCGAGGCGCTGGCGCCCAGCACGTTGACCGTGAGCGGCTGGTCGGAGGTACCCCAGCGCCGGGCGTAGAAGCGGATCTGGTCATAGCGCTGGCCGGCGACGGTATTTGAGGTTTCGATGATCTGGTTGGGTGAGGTCGCCGTGTCCACCGCGACATTGGCACGCCGGCCGTAGACGTGCGACGCCTGGATTACCGCCCCCGTACCGTCATGGAGTGTGATCTGTGGAACGGCTGGAGGATCGCCCGCGGTGAACTGCTGACCGACGCCATTGATGATTGGGAAGGGTCGATTGATCACAATGGGTCGATGTGCCGCGAGATCGTAGAAAGTCTGAAGCGCTTGGAGGGGCGGATATGCGCTCGTGAGGCTTCTGGTGTTGAAGCTAACATACGATGGATTGTTGACCGTGGCGAAGTAGTCGCCTGCTGGCAGCGTCGGGCCGGTCGCGAAGGTTCCGGGCGTGCGCATAGTGATCACATTTGAGCCGTATGGCCAGTGTGTGAAGACGTTGCGACCGCCGTACGCGACTCGCTGCTCCTCGCAGTAGATCACCTCAAGCGCGATGGCAGACAGGAAGTAGGAACGGTTCGCATTCGCGGCGAAGGCTCCGGCCGCGTTGCCACTCTGCCGATAGAACCGCACGCCGAAGCGGGTCGCCTGCGTTGCGTTGAGGTTGAAGTTCTGGAGCAGGCCGGGAGTCCAGGGCAACGCCTCCAACTGTGTCGCGCTGCCAACCAGCCATAGAGTCGTCGCTTCCCCGAGCTTGAACCGCTGAAGCTGCGTGGTGTTGTCACCGTAGAGGAAGGCCGCGGTGCTCAGTGTGCTGTTCAAGGAGGTACCCGAGCCACGGCCGTTACCAATGATCAGACCGATGACCATGTTGCAGAAATACTGAGTGGAGAAGGCATCCACGCCAGTCGCAGAATTGAGGAAGTAGAGGACGTTGAGTTCGAGGATGCGCTTGCCCTGGAGGAGCTGTGTGTACTGATCGGTGCCGAACCAGAGATTTAGGTCATAGGAGCCGAAAGCGCCTGCATCGGTTGGTGGCGTGAGAATCTGGAAGCCCGTGCCGATGTCGAAGGCAGCGTTGGCGATCTGGGCGCTGGTCGGTAGCGGCGAGCCCGGGACGCTCACGTTGGCTCCGAAGGCGACGACGCTGCCCGCGGTACTCGTCGATCCGAAACCGGAGACCTGGCCGCCGGTCGCAGGGATGACTACGCGACGAATCGGCCCCGAGTCATACTGCTTGCCGGCCGGGTAGATGTTGACCAGAAGCGGAGCTGTGACACCACTATCCGGGGAGAGGACGTTACCCGAGAGGTCGAGCGGATGCGTGTAGACGCGGGCGTCTTGGATGGTCGTCGAGCCCGGCAGCGTGAAGCCGACGCCATACTCCGCGGCGTTGTTGTTGTAGCTGAAGTCGATGTCGAAGTCCTTGATCCCAGCGAACTCATTGCCGAGGATGAACGGCGCATCGGGGTTGTAGTTGCCCATCTCTACAGCGTCCTTACTCCGTTGACGGTGTCCCGGGAGGCCAGCCGACTCGCGATACCCGAGCCCACCGCCTGACCCGTCTGTAGCGCCTCCTGCGGCGTTGGGACGACGCCGTTGAACTGGACGACGATCGATCCGGGGCCGAACAACGGATGTCCGTCATGGATGGCGGTCGAGGCATTCGATGACGTGACGTCATTGGTCGGCGGAACGGCACGACCCAGTGTCGCGCGCATGGCCTCACCGGGGTCATCCGGCGGATCACTGACGCCCTTCGTATAGCCAGTGACCGACTGCTCGCCAATCTCCATGAAGATCTTCGAGGGGCTGGAGATCCCGAGGAAGCTCTTCGCCGCGTCAACCACGTTACCCAGCGCGTTCTCAACCGCGTTGACCGCGGAGCTGATCATTGACTCGATGCCACCGATGAGCCCGTTGAGCAGGTCACGGCCGGCGTTGTAAAGCCACTCTCCCGCGTTGGCGAAGAAGCCGACGACGGCATCCTTGGCCTGGCCGAACCAGTGCGGGATGTCCTTCGTGACGAAGTGCGCGATCCAGCTTCCAACCGCCTTGCCGGCATCCTCGAAGGCGCCACCGATGATCGAGGCGATCTTCCCCCAGTCGAGGTGTGTCAAGGTCTTGATCAGCTTATCGAGGATGCCCTCGACGAAGCCCAGTGCCTTTGCAACTGCCTCGACCGCGGGCACGATCACGCCGATCGTCTGGGCCGAGATCAGCTCAGCAACGAAGCCGATGATCGGGGCGAGGATCTTGACCAGAAGCACCGTGAGCTGAGCGATGATGTCGATCATCGGAGTCAGTGCGATCACGATGTCCGTGACGGGCTTGATCAGCGAGATGATCGCCGGGAGCAGCGGCTTGAAGGCATCCCAGAGTGAGAGCAAGATCGGCGCGAGCGCCTGGATGACGGGCATCAGCGCGCCGAGCAGCGCGGTGACTAGCTCGCCGATCTCAGGTGCGAGCGCGGTCAGGGTCTCGCCGATATCCTGGAAGATCGGCCCAAGCGTATCGCCGAGGATCTTACCGATTTGGATGATAAGCGGGATAAAGGGCTTTAGCGCTGCATTAACGATTTGGACCAATCCATTAAGGATTGGGATGATTGCCTTGATGATCGGTGCAAGTGCCTGGATCAGCGCGGACGCGAGCTTGCCCAGCGTCGGCAGCAGCGGAGCGACCGCCTGCGCGATCAAGCCGAGCGACTTACCCAGCGCATTGAGCGCTGGCGAGACGGCCTTGAGCACCGGACCCAGCGCGCCGAGGATCGGCGCGATCAGCGCGGTGATGGCCTGAAGCGCCTTCGCGAGCAGCGGCAGCAAGCCGGCGATGAGCTGGCCGAGTGCCGGCGCGATGGTCTTGATCGTGTCACCGATGATCGGTGTGATCTGAGTCAGACTGTCCTTAATGGCCGGAATGACCGGCTGGAAGGCACCGGAGAGCGCCTGGCTGATGGTGTCCTTGAAGGTCGAGAAGACACCGAGCAACGTCTGCGACTGCTTGGCCATGGCCCCAGCGGCGCCGGGGAACTGCTGCATCCCTTGAAGGAGCTGGTTGATACCGGTACGGGCGTCGATCGAGCCCGAGCTGATTTCCTGCATGACCTGCGCGGTTGACTCGCCGCGAATCTTGGCGATAGCCGCGACCGCGGAGAAGCCTGGGAGCGCGTTGTTGATCTGATCGAGGTTGCCAAGGGTGAGCTTGCCCTGCGAGGCCGTCTGACCCAGCGCGAGCGTGATGCTGTCGAGCGCCTGCGCGCCGCCTCCGGTTTCGGAGACCAGGTTGCCGATGGTGGTCAGGAAGGGCACGAGTTGCGCCTTCGTCTGACCGATGGCGGCTGAGAAGGCATCGAACCGCTCGGCGCTGGTGGTCAGATCCGAAAACTCGAACGGGGTCACAGCGGCAAATTGCTGGAGTTCCTTGAACTGCGCGAGGCCGGCCGCAGCCGAGCCGGTCAGCGCCGAGAGCGCGACCTGGACCTGCTCGAAGTTGGCCGCGCTCTTGAGACCGAAAGCCGCGGCAGCGCCAAGGCCGGCCGCGATCCCCCCGATAGCCAGCAGCGACGCGCGGCCCATGGAGGCGAACAAGCCGCCGACGCGGCTCGTGGTCGAGGCCGAGTGCTGCTCGATCTGGTTCAGCTCGTGGTCGGCCCCGACGCGCATCTCAATGAAAGCCTCCTCGACCGAGGCCGCCATGTGGTCGAAGTCAACCGCGATCTCCCTGGCAAGCTGCTGAAACTCGCGCTCGATCGTATTGACGACCTGACGAACCTCAGAAGACAGCTCGTCGAAGGCCGCGCCAAGCTCGGCATCGACCTCGGAGGCAAAACGCGAGGTGTCCGGACGGATCAGGACGGTCGCGGTATCGATCGGTGACGTCACGTCGGAACACCCCCCATCATGGCCATGGCCGCCATATTCGAGGCCGTGGCTTCCTCATCGCTGATCCACCAGCTTGGCGGGGTCATGCCGGCCGGCGTGCCGGCCGGGACAGCGCGCAGCGTGCCAGCGGCTCCGGTGAGCCGCCGGGTCTGTTCGCCCCATGCCCGCATCTCGTCGTCGGTTCTCCAGGTTGCTAGCTGCTCGATGACGTAACGATGGAGGAGGTTGGTTCCTCGGTGGGCTGGGAGGTCCCACCACTCGATTCGACGGGCGACGCACCATCCGTCGAACTCGTAGAGCCGTCCCCCGCTGGTGAGCCATTCGATGAGCCCGAGGACGGCGCGGTAGGGCGCAGGCTGTAGACCTCCAGCAGCCACGGGATTATGTCGCGAATATGCTCGAAGCCGATCGGCTCGGTCCGGCTGTGTAGCCGCTCCTTGAAGCGCGCGAGGCTTTCGGGGTGCATAAAGACCGCGAAGACCTCAGTGATCCCTGCGATCGACCTGTCTGCATCGTCGGCTGAGTTCAAGGCGCCGACCATGATGCCTTGCAGCTTCGCGATCTCCCCCAACGAACCGAACGGGATGCTCGAAGCCATCGAGAAGACATCGTCATCGATGCGAAACTGCTTGGGCGTGAGTCCGCCTGGTCGGCTGAAATCCTTGATCTCCGCTACGCCGTTGGCGTCCATGTGCTCCTCCTTGGGATGTCGAGGTCACGCTACGCCAACGAAACTAGATAGTGGATCTGGTCGATTAATACTTGGCCGCACTCAGGGCGTTCTTCAGGAACGGGTTTGGCTTCATGCCTGAGCTGCGCTTCGCGAAGACATAGACGCCACCTCCGAGATGCTTGGGTCCCTTCGTCTTCCAGCGGAGCACGCTCTTGTTCTTCGGCAGGATGTAGTGATGGAGCGGCCCGTAGAGACCCGTGCCGTCATGAACCCAGCGCGCGTATCGCAGACCGGTCCCGACGCGGACAGCCGGCTTGCCATCGAGGATGATCACAACCGTACGAATGCTGGCCCGTAGCCGGCCGGTATCCACGCGCCGCGGGATGCCAGCGCCGCCGCCGAGGTTGAGCTTTGCCTTCGACTCGACGCGCAAGCCACGCTTGAGTAGATCCTTGGCAACACCACCCTGGGAGCTGTTCAGCAGCGCCGCGACGGCGCCGACGTTGAGCTGGTGGCTGACGTTGGTCGCCATGGCATCACGTCATCAATCACAGTGGCAGTCGCGATACCAGGCGACTTTGAAGGTGAGCTGGGTTCCCGCGCAGCCACCGAGAGGTCCGAGTGGCACCCGGTCATTGATGACCCATGCCGCGATCGTCGGCGTTGGCGGGCCGGCCAGGGCGCAAAGTACGTTTGCGACCGCCTCGCGTACCAGGAAGGCGTCTTCCTCCTGCGCGGTGAAAGCTGCGATGAGCTGCGCTGGCATAGGCGCCGCCGTGTCGTCGTCCGGCGCCGAGACTGGCACGCAACGCGCAACGGCGAGGTTGAAGGTGACGGCGAAAACCTCGGGCTCACAGTTGAGGAAGGTGTCGCCCGCGTTGGTCATCAGCGGTCCGCGCGAAGGGAAGGCGTTGCCAGTCGTGAGCGCGAGCAGGCCACAGTCGCACTCATCAAAGGCGACCTCGATGCCCGGCGCCATCACGACACGACTTACCGGTCCGCTGGAGGAGCCCGATAGTGCCACGCTCGCGGCCGAGAGAATCTGGGTCGCGACGTTGAGCACGGACGTAGCCGTCAGGATGGTCCCGTTGGCCATCAGGTGCCCGCGAT